CGACACTGCCGTGAGTAACATCGTGGGCAGGAAAATATTCAGATACAATAGACGACCGTTCATTATTGCGGCTGTTGGGCTGTTTTTTCTGCTCGCGGGAGTTCTCAACATTACAGTTGAGAGCGAAAGCGGCCTGTCAATGCTCGACAGACAAGTGCATTCATTCGCCTGGCACAAAGACAGGACAGTGAGATCCGACTTGTTTGATTTATTCTTCAACACTGAAGATGCCGGAGCAGCCATACGCCATCTCGCTACCACTATCACGGACATACGACAAAAGTATGTTCCTGCCTTTATGCGTGGCACGAGATCTAGAATTGAGTTTACATTATGGATCCAAAAGATCATCACGAGAAATTATCGTGACAGTTTCGTGGTAACATGGTATCCAAAACTTGTCAAGACCATTGACACTATCCCCGTCCTGCTCTTTGGGACTCGGATTTTCTGCCGTCCGCAGGACTTCACACACACATATTATCCAGATAGGCCAGCCTTAACCGCATATAATTGGGCAACCCTCTGGATTCTGAGATACAATGAGCGTGTTCTTTACGCTATGTCTTTCTCAGGTGTGCCGTGGAGTGCTGATTTGTCCGACGTCAGATATGACAATTTGGCCATCATTCTGATCTGTCCACTTCTGCTCTCCTTAGTTTGTTTTTATACTGAGGTAGAGGTTACCAATGGTATTCCATGCAATTTGGAAGCATTGGAAGACGGAAGAACAGATGCGCTGAGAATGATGGATATTGACCACCATGATGCTATTAAAGCCCAAGCAGTCTATGTCAGGAAACTGACCGTCATGCCCTGGCTAACCGGGAGACGTATAGCAACCTTCACCATGTATCAGTTCAGTGAAGAGGTGTCGTTGGAAATAATGACACATTTGCTCGGACCGCATGTCAACATACCTGGCGCCACATTCCAGGTGTTTTCTGACAGGGCAAAAACTTACCTATCCAAAAACCACAAAGTCAACATCAACCGTTACGACAAACTTACGGGTCAGGATATTGACAAGGCGACTCTGAGGATCACTCAGATATGCTTCCAAGACTTTGATTATGAACGTCGGAAGCAGCCCACGCCTGAGGATTTTGGGTAGTTTCCCCTGTGACACCGCAGCCCTCACGAATGGTTACTGTGGGTTACCATGCATCGAAAGCTGGCCCTGTAGGGGAAGCTAAACCCGATGCTATGATGAAGCTCACTAAGGCTGGACAACATTACAACTATCTGAATCGGGATGTTGTGATGTCTTCAATGGGACCTATCTGCCCAGCCATACCACCACATCCGGGAACAGCACCGGAAGAGGGGTCATTAGGAATAAGGAAAAGATTTGTGGCAAAAACTCCGGTTCCGGACAGGGAACTCTTGAAAGAATTGTCTGAATACGTAGCGCAACAGCTGCGGTCAGGCAGGTTTGGCTTGCCACTTGACATGGAAGTTGACGATTCATTTGACACATGGATCGAGACCACCAACTATTCCAGGTTCAGGAAAGAAAGCCTCAGAAAAGTGTACAATGACATAGATGACATGGATGCCATGAATCTTAGGGACATGTACCTCACCAAATCCTTTCTCAAAGATGAGACGTATGCTGAATTCAAGCATGCTAGGGCCATTAACAGCAGGTCAGACGAGTTTAAGACTCTGTTTAGCCCGCTGTTTACATTCATCGAGAAAGAGGTGTTTAAAGCTGAAGAATTCATCAAGAAAGTCCCCATCCAGGACCGTCCGCAATACATTTTAGACCGCCTAGATATACCAGGAGCGGTCATCACAGATACTGATTTTTCGAGATTTGAAGCCGCGTTCAGGCGAGAGGTCTTTTGGGCCGTAGAATTTCCAATGTATCAGTACTTTGTCAAACATACACTCAACGGCAAGCGTTGGTTTCACCACGTCACACAAGCCCTCGGAGACGGCAACGTCTCCCAGTTCAAGTACTTCATGGTGTATGTGCAATCAGCAAGAATGTCTGGGGACAGATGTACATCGCTGGGCAATGGGTTCACCAACTTAATGGTGACAGAATTTGCAGCACACAAACATGGAGTTAAGAAACTTGGCGGAGTTAACGAGGGAGACGATGGCGCCAACGCATGGACGAGGATGCCCCCGGACGGAAAGTGGTTTGAGAAACTTGGTTTCGAAATCAAACAACAAGTACACCAGGACCCCTCCACCATGTCGTTTTGTGGCTTAATTTTTGACAGAGACGAGAAAAGAAATGTAACAGATCCACACGAAGTTTTGGCGAGCTTCGGTTGGACCACGGGCAGGTACGCCCGCCTACCAGAAAAGAAGATGAAAGCTTTATTGCGGTGCAAGGCGCTCAGTTTAGCATATCAATATCCAGGAACTCCGATTATATCGGCACTAGCAAGATATGGACTTAGAGTCAC